TATCTCCGGTAGACCGTCAGACGAATACGACTCTATATTCATACATCAAGTTACGTCAACGAATACATATAACCAGTTTCCAAGTTATCACGATGAGTCTCAATTGATTGAGGGTAACACACTGTATGAGTCTCGACTCAAGGTTCGTAACAAAATCATAAGACAGATACTCAAGAAGAACACAATAGACATTACCATGAATGGAGCGTTGTTCATCGAGAAAAAAATCTCACCCGGCAGACGACTAAGACTCTTGTTCTTGAGTCCGAACACTTCAGGTGATTTCCGTGATCTGTCTAAAACAGTCGACAAAAGAAGATCGGGTGATTATCTTTTAACCAATCTTTCACATCACATGATGGAAGATTCGCACAAAATTAGTGCACGACTTATAAAACTGGGTGACCTACCAAGCGACTTTGTACTATGAACATATTAACACCAATTAACAAAGAGTTTTACGGAGATGACTATCGATGGTTTTTCGGTACAGTCATTAACGCACAACCGCCCGTTGGGTTAGAAGGAAGAGTCAAGGTACGTATCAACGGTGTGCATAACCCAAACACCACTGAGATACCAGAGAAAGATCTCCCTTGGGCACAGGTTTTGATTCCTACTACGGAGGGTGGTATCTCAGGGTATGGCAAGATTCCACAACTACTTGCAGGATCATTCGTGTTTGGAGTGTTCTTGGATGGCACGTCATCACAGATCCCATTGATTATGGGTAGTCTTCCACGATCGGAGTTCCCGACAAATATCCAGTTGGGTAGATTAGGAGTGACGAAGGTACAGACACGATTACAGAACTCAGTCACCGATGTGTTGTCAGACGACGATGAGTCCAATAGTTTTGGGTTTCTTACGCCACTTCGTCGACAACAGAGTATGAAATTCTTTTTGGACAACGGTTACACATTGCATCAAGCGGCTGCAATTACCGGAGGTCTTCAGGGTGCGTCTCGATTCATTACATTTAGTGATGATACAGAAAATATAGGTATCGCAAATTGGATCAGAACAGACAACGTAGGTAGTCGATTCAATGGTCTACTTGCGTTCGCACAGAACTTCCAACCACAGTCGGACTGGAGATTGTACTCCATTCAGTTACAGTACGTGTTGTTTGAATTGAGAAACAGATTTGGATCTGCAAACAGAAGGTTGGTTAACACAACTGACATCGAAGAGGCAAGTACGATCATCAATCAATATTATCTTTTCACAACAAACAAGACATCAAACCTTGCACAGATAGCGTATGATGAGGTGTTTGCATGACAGATAAGACCAAGTTAAAAAATACACTCACGAAAGCGGCACAAGGTTTTGACCGTGTTGATCTTAGTGCCGCGGCATCTAGTGCCGCACGTGCCCAGAGTAACGCAACAGAAACAAAAGCAAATGCGATAGTCAACGAAGTCGTCGGGGGTGTACAATCCCTAACGTCTAAGTTCGACAAGTTTCAGGGTAAACTTAACAGTACAACCGCAGAGGGTCTGTTAAGTGACACATCGAAAACCGTAGAAAACCTTACGAGTGGATCAGTTAACGAACTGGTATCAAGTCTCTCCGGTGCGTTTGGTTCAAAGGTAGAAGTGACGTTTACCACGGTCGACGGAATCTTGATACCGAATCAATCTAGTCTCGATGCAACGGGAGGTGTGTCAGGAACAGCAGCGTCTGTCTTACAACAGATTACGGGGTTGGGTGTTAGTGCAGGTAGTCTACAGAAAAGTGTCATGGACGCATCACCGGATGGACTACTGAAAGTAGGGCAGGATCTAAAGGGTAAGATTGGTGCATTTACTTCGTCAACCATTAACTCTCTTGCCGAAGCGGCGGTATCAAGTGTTACCAATGAACTGGAAACAGAGTTGTCTTCGATCACGGACATCAATCGTACCATGACACTGCCGTCTTCGATTGACGGTGATAGTACAAGTCCAACTTTTGGCGATATCACCAATGCAACCTTTACTGCGACCAATATGCCGACTGGAGACTCTGAGTTTTCGGCAGCCATCAAGAACATCAAAACTGACCCACTGAACTCACTTAGTAATGTTGTGACAACAAACCAAGAGATCAAACAGAATCTTACGGGTACTGGTCAGTCGGACTTTGCAGAGTTGACAGGGAAAAATGGTAGTGTAGTTCTTGATGATGCTCTTCAACAACAGACGTTGAGGAATCGTTATCAAGCACTTGCAGATGAAAAGAACTCTTTGATACAGGCACGAACTACCGATGGAATAGATGTCGGTATTGTTCAGGGTCTAGGAGTTCTTACTTTAACATCTCTTTTCTTTGATGTCAAGAAATTTGCACCAAAATTAAGTTCTTCTAAGGTCAATCAAGTGATCGCTTTGTCACAGGGTGACTCACAAGAGTTCGAACTCGCAGTAGATTTGTTGTTTGATGCAACCGGTAAACCCGCGGCAGAGATCCGTGCATTCTTGAAAGAGATCGACACCACGATTACTCGTGCAACCGCACCTAACATCGAACAGAACGTATTCGGCGAACCTTATGTTATTGGTTCATTCTTAAAACAATGGAACTCAGGACTAGATGATCCGGTGTTCCCATACGTTTCGTCTGTTGAAGAACTACAGGCAGAACTTCGTAACGTGAAACGTGAAGTCACGGAAGTGGTGGTTCATTGGACTGAGACACCAACCAACAAAAACATTGGTAGTGAAGAGATCAACGAGACGCATCTTGAGTCAGGTCTAAACGGCATCGGTTATCACTACGTTATTCGAAGAGACGGTTCGTTGCAACGTGGTCGTCCAGTTAATCTACAGGGACAACACGCAGACGATCACGATACACGTAGTATCGCGGTTGTTTTTGTTGGTGGTATTAATGTGCCGAGCGAAACAAGAAACATCGAAGACTTTATTTCTGTGCAGTCATTGACACGTAGTCAGTTCAACACGTTTGATCACTTCTGTCGTGCATTCTATAATACATATCCTGGCGGACAGATCTTGGGACACTCTGATATTGACGACCTCGCAAACGATCCCGGCTTTGATGTCCGTGCGTATGTGAAGGCAAACTTCGATAAGGATTCTAAATTTACAACACCGTTGACACAGGGACCATTCACTGTAAGTGAGATAAACTCATGACAAATTTTTCGGACGAATATCAAACCCGTGTATTGAAGTCGGGTATCGGAAAAGAGGTTACTCAGGGCATTCCTAAAGATGGATTCTCTGATCCCAGTGGTGAGTTTCCGAAACGCGAACACTTCTACGACAACAGTATTAGTAAAGCAGCAACTGGTGAAAAAGTCAATCGGTTGTCTTCGGGTGGTGGGGACTTTGATGTTGATCTTGATCTACCAAATCAGGAACCTTCGGTCTATCCATTCAATCAGGTGCAGGAGACTCCATCGGGACATTCGTTCGAAATGGACGATACGCCTGGCGGTGAACGTGTACTAATCAAACATCGCACCGGTGCAGGTATCGAGTTACGTGCAGACGGTTCTGTTCTTATATCAACTCGCAAACAAAGAGTCGAAGTCGTTGGTGGAGACTCGAAAGTAATCGTGGAAGGAGAAGGAGATCTTGTTTACAAAGGTAATGTTGATCTACGTGTCGACGGTGATTTCAATGTTTCTGTTGGCGGTGATTATAACATCGATGTTGCAGGAGATAAAAAAGAGGAAATCAAAGGACGACACACCAAAACCGTAAACCGCGATCAGAACTACACCATCCGTGGTTCACGAGGTACACAGGTTGTTGGTCAGTCTTCTGACACTGTATTAGGTGATCGATATCTGATCACCAAGGGTGACATGAACATGTTTACTGAATCGAATACAGAGTTACTGACTGGTCAAAATTTGGTCACCACTGCGGTTGAGGAGTGGGTCGCTGCGGCATCCACTGTGTCGGTCACCGGTCGATCCGCGTCATTTATTGGTCACAAAGGTACGATCGGTAGTCCAACACACGACTTTTATGGTAAGTCATACGGTGGTCTGCCAGGCCAGAACACAAACCTTTCGACATTCTATGGTACATTTGTGGGACGTGCAACCGAAGCGATCCATGCAGACTATGCAATCAAGTCTACATTCTCTGACTTTGCAAAGGGTGCGAAGGAAGCATTGAAGGCAGCTAGCAAAAAACCAGTAACAATCACTATGCCAACACCCAACATGGGTATCATGCCATACGTTCCAGTGCCACCAACTGCACCTCTACCTAATCCATCGATCGTAGAGTTGATACTGTCAACGTCCAACTATGGTATTCGTGCGGTGGGTGTTTCAGATAAACTGAAAGACAAGATCTTAAAGTCAGATGACTACAAAGAACTGTTCAGTCACGACCCCACTATATCGGAAATTCGATCGAAGTTACGTGATCCCGCAAACTTGAAGAATGGAGAGTTTACAAGTTTCTTGGTGGGTGAAGGTAAACTCAACTCAGAGTTCAAGGTCAATATTCCAAGGAACATAGGTAGGACTGCGAACAAAGACGGTACGTTAAGATTTGGTGTGGAGTTGATTGGTAACAACCCAGCAGACAATCGTAGTAAGAGATTTAAGGTGAACCAGAAAAAATGAAGATATTAGTTGATCCACAGTATAACCCAAAGGGTGACATCACTTCTGCGACAAAACTCGCGAATGGTATTACCTGTGCAAAGTTTCTAGGTGCAATTGGTTCTAGGACGCAGTTCGATCGATTGTACGACGAATCGTTTTCTGGACCAGTTGATCGTGCACAGGTTGCACGGAATTTGATCCTTCACGCAAACGCGATGAACACTGTAGCAGGGAACATCGATTTTGCACAACACCGTTTGATAGTGTCAGACGGGATCTATGAACCTTATCAGGACTTCACCGCAGATGGATATCAGGGGGAAAGACCAACAGGGTTCAACGAAGAACGTCGATTTGGTCGTGGGATTGGATATCAGTTAATAGACATCCACGGTAAAAGTGATCCAAGAAAGACGTTCGATCTTGCGGTATTCTGGAAAGACTACATCGACTACAACGAACTGGAGTTAGCGTATGACACCTTCGATCCCAGTGGGGTTCTCACTTCATCCATTCTTCTCACGATGCCCGAAGTACCAGAGGATTATGATGTATCGTATAGTTATGGTTTGAAAACAACGTTCAACGGGGCGTTACAAGCAAAGTCAGAATTGTTAGAGATTCTGCCGGAATGATATAAATAAACAGAAAAGGTTTCATTGATGGCAAAACTGTTTTCCAGCGAAGATAAAGATCTAAACACGAGTCCCCGTGTCGTTCGCGAGCGGGATTACTCTGACGTAGATCTTAACTTAGACGCACGTACTGCGGCGGGAGGGTATTCTTCGGGGGATGGGGATATACTTCGCAAAACAGATGCCGCTGCGGTCAAACAAGCGATTAAGACTCTGTTGTTGACAAATCGTTTTGAGAAACCTTACCGTCCAAACTTCGGGGGTAACTTAGGGGGTCTACTCTTTGAGTTGATGGATGAGAACACTGCGGATCTCATGATCAACCAGATTCGTGCAGCTATCGAACGTTATGAACCAAGAGCGAGGGTTACAAATTTAAAAATTATTGCGACACCGGACTACAACACCGTTTCGGTTCAGATCGAGTTCCGTATCGTCAATACTCAGGTCTCTGACGCGTTACGTATTAAGTTAACTGACACACCAGCAGCGGCACCAGTTGTACCACCGGTAACGGTCGATCCGACACCGGATGAAATTCTTTTAACAGAAACAGGGTCACGTCTGTTAACGTTCAGTAACTTGTTGTTACGAGCAGACGAACTGGGAATCTTGGATGGTGCAATCTTGACTGTACCGGATGAGGTTCAGTTGCTGACCCAAGACGAACGTATACTTATCAAAGAGGACGTATAATGGCGACTACCATAAAGTCAACCGAATTAGATTTCGACGAGATCAAGAACAATCTCAAACTGTTTCTTGCACAAAAGTCACAGTTCGCAGATTACAACTTCGAAGCATCTGGTCTGTCCAATCTATTGGATGTGTTGGCATATAATACTCATTACAATGCGTTACTTGCAAACTTCGCATTGAATGAGTCGTACATTTCTACAGCGCAATTACGATCGTCCTTGGTTGGTCTTGCATCATCGTTGGGTTACACTGTTGGTTCACGGTCTGCACCATTTGCTGTCTTGCGTATGTATCTGGATTATTCTTCTGACGGAACTAAACCCGCGTCGGTGTCGATGCCTAAGGGGTTTGAATTCTCTACGTCTGTGGACAACAAGTCATACACTTTTAAGACACGTGACGTATTAACGGCCACAGATGATGGAAACGGTCTGTATTACTTTTCCGTAAATGGAAACACAAATGTTTCGGTATTCGAGGGAACACAAAAGACCAAGACGTTTATCGCAGGACCAGCAGCAGAAAACACATCTTATGTCATTCCAGAGACAAGATTAGATCTTGACACAATCGAAGTTAGAGTGTATGCTGACACCAGCACAACAGCATATGACGTATACACGAATATTAATAGTACCACGTCTATCAGTTCAACGTCAAAGATATTTGTCATCAAAGAAACACCAAATGGATTCTACGAGGTGACATTTAGTAATGGTACAACTCTTGGTGTATCTCCACAGTCAGGTAACAAGATTGAAGTCATATATGATGTGACCGTTGGTCCAGAAGCGAACGGCGCGAGAACCTTCACCGCAACGTCTGGTATTGATGGAAAAGTAGTGAACATTACAACCACCACTCTTTCATCTGGTGGTTCGTTGAAGGAAGAAATAGAATCAATCCGAAAGAACGCACCGTATCAATACGCAGCCCAGAATCGTGCGGTTACTGCGGAAGATTACTCTGCACTGATTCTAAGAGATTATGGTAATGTGGTATCCGATGTGCAATCATGGGGTGGAGAGGACAATATTCCACCACAATACGGAACTGTATTTACCTCATTGGTATTCTCAACAACGGATGCGACAATCCAGCAGACCACTAAGGATGCAATCCGTGCATTGTTGAAGGATCTCGCAGTCGTATCTTTTGAACTGGAGTTTGTTGATCCCGTGGAAACATTCATTGAGGCACAAGTGTTCTTCCAGTTCAATCAGAACTTGACATCTGAAAAACAAAGTTCGATGCAGTCGAATGTTAAAAACACCATGCAATCGTACTTCGATACAAACTTGGGTGACTTCGATCAGTCTTTCCGACGATCAAATCTTCTAACAGATATCGACGAAACTGATCCATCTGTGTTATCATCTCGTGCGGATATCAAGATGCAAAATCGATTTGTTCCGGTAACAGGCACGTCTCAATATTCGATCACGTATCCAACATCAATCGCACAACCAGATGATGAAACCTACACCATCATCTCGAAAAACTTTAGGTACAATGGAGACGTTGCATATCTTCGTAATCGTCTCGACTCGACGGTGCTTGAGATATTCAACGTGAACACAGGTAAGTTGGCTCTTGACAATGTTGGGTCATATGATCCATCGTCTGGTGTGTTGACTCTTGAGAACTTTTCGATCAGTTTGATATCAGGTGACCACGTTAAAATTGTTGCAACACCAGCAAATGAAGCGACAATAACACCACTAAGAAACGCAATTATTAAGTATGATGCCGCATCTTCCAATGCGACAGCAATACTCACAGATTCATTATAAATAGGATTAATAACTTAACAGAGTAATATATTCATGTCACGAAGTCATGTAACAACCGATGGACGAAATGTCCTTTTAGAACTACTCAAGGACGATCTGGACAGCGCACATTCTCCCGCTGGTAGATTCTATGTCGCCTTGTCTGGT